GGGACTGTTCTAAATTTTGTGTAAGTACTTAATTTTCATTTATCCTTCAGAGGATAATTACAAAAGGTACTTCACATGGATGAAGCAACAATCAAAAGTATGGCTGCCGAATTGGCTAAAGGTCTAAAAACACCAGAAGACTTAAACCAAATGACAGCAGTCTTTAAAAAATTCATGATTGAAACTGCACTCAATACTGAACTTTCAGACCATCTCGGTTATGAAAAGCATCAGCCCAAGAAAGGCTCAAATAGCCGTAATGGGTTTAGTTCTAAAACCATTACAACTCAAGATGGACAACTGGCTTTAGATATTCCCCGTGATCGAGAAGGTTCATTTGAGCCACAAATTATCAAAAAGCACCAAACACGCATCACCAGTATGGATGACCAAATCCTCTCACTGTATGCAAAAGGAATGACTAATAGGGAAATTGTAGCCTTCTTCAAAGAAATGTACGATGCCGATGTGTCAGCATCTCTCATCAGCAAAGTTACCGATGCTGTGATTGAGCAAGTGACTGAGTGGCAAAATAGAGCCTTAGATAGCCTTTATCCTGTTGTCTATCTTGACTGTATTGTTGTCAAAGTCCGTCAGCACTCCAATGTGATTAACAAGTCCGTATACCTTGCTTTAGGCATCAATATGGATGGGCAAAAAGAATTACTGGGTATGTGGATTGCTCAGACAGAAGGTGCCAAATTCTGGCTGTCAGTCATGACAGAGCTAAAAAATCGAGGAGTACAGGACATTCTTGTTGCCTGTGTAGATGGATTAAAAGGCTTTCCTGACGCGATAGCCTCTGTTTACCCTCATACTGATATTCAACTGTGTATTGTGCATGTTGTACGCAATAGCCTGAGATTTGTAAGCTGGAAAGACTACAAGGCTGTTACGTCGGGTCTGAAAGCGATTTATCAGGCAAGTACAGAGGAAAATGCTTTAAAGTCCCTAGACATCTTCTGTGATCAATGGAATCACCAGTATCCCAAAATTGGAGAATCCTGGCGGGCCAATTGGGAAAATATCCGAACGATCTTTAGCTATCCAGCCGAAATACGTCATGCTATTTATACAACAAATGCGATTGAGTCGTTGAATAGCGTAATACGCCATTCAACGAAGAAAAGGAAAATCTTTTCATCTGATGACTCAGTAAAGAAGGTCATTTACTTAGCAACATCAAATGCTGCGAAGAAATGGACGATGCCAATTCAAAATTGGCGTTTAGCAATGAATTGGTTTACGATTCAGTTCGATGATCGATTAAAAGATCATTTATAAAAAATGGAACTTACACAAAATAATTTACAGGCTCCAAACATTGAACCAAACATAGATGTAAGAGAACCCATCATTTGGCCACCAAATGCAATTTGAGTGTTCAAGCGGTCTTGCTGATACTTATCTTCAATATCCTGAGCATTCTTTGCATATTCGGCAGCAATCTGATTACGTTGATCTTGAGCAGCTTGAATGATAGCTGTTTTCTGATTTTCGTAATCCTGCTGACTTATAAGCTGTTGCTCAAATTGTGCGTTTAAAGCCTCAATAGAATTTTGTTCATTTAAATTAACCACACCTTGCTGACTATCAAGTAGATTTGTCGCGGCACTTAGGCGGCTAGATCGTTCTTGATCTAGTCTATAGAACTCACCACTGCCATTCATATCAGCTTGAATACCACCCCATGCTTGACCAGCTTTTGCTGCACGATCAAGTGCTTCTAATCGTTCTTGATCACGTGATAATGCCAGTCGCTTACGTTTTTCCTCCTCATCTTTTACTGTTTTAGCAATTTCTTCTCGCTCCAATCGGTAGCGTTCTTGCATTGCCTCAGTTTCTGAAAGCAAGAATAATTTAGCTTGAAACAAACGTTGCTCTTGAGCAAGTTTTAGTAAACCTAATTCTTGTTGCTTTTGCAATTTCAGGCCATCTAAAGCAACCTTTCTTTGATCTTCAGAGAGTTTGCCTTCAGCAACTAATCGCAAAGAATTAGTTTCATATGTGTAATCAAGCTTTTGTTCTTCAGTCCACTTATAACCATTTACTTCAAAATCAAATTGCTTCTGAGCTAACTTGTCTTCAGCATCATAACGCTCATTAATTTTTGGGATTAAATTTGATTGACCTAAAATGGTTGCTTTGTTGATTTCCTCCTCACGTTTTTTGCTTCTAGCAACTGTTTCTGAATCATATGTTGCCTGTAGCTGCTTAACTTCCTCAAGAGTTTTAGCACGTGCCTTATATGCTTCATCTTCGAACTTCGAAAGATCGCCGATTGCTTTTGAGGCTGCTTCGGGGTTATCCCCTAAAATTTTACTAAGCTGATTATAGTAAGAGTCTTGTTTGGCTAAATGCTGTGAAGCTTTAGCTTTGCCAAGCTTTTTCCCGTCATAGTCCCAGCCAACAAAATTTTTGGCAACAATTCTCTCTAAACTTCGATAGTCTAAATCGTCATTAAGAAGAGCTGCTTTAGATTTACTATAACTTTTATCGGTCATCGCCTCTTGCACAGCGTGTTTAGCCATTGCATCTAATGCATCTTGAGTTTGCTGGATTTTACCGTTTTTATCCAAGACTCCTTGCCCTTGTAAAGACTGCATTAACTTAGTTGAGCGACTTTTTTGCCATGATAAAAATCCTGTGTTGGTATAACCATTATTGGCATCTTTGTGACTACCAAACATTGCCTCATTTCTAAAATCAGTCTCTCGTCCAACTTGAGCTGTCATTACACGAGCTTGTTTATCGCCTAAGCCTGCATTTCGAAATGCCAGATACACTCGTAGCATATTTCTCACTCGCTCATCATTTCCAGCAAGTAGAACAGCTTGTTTGGCAGACTCTTTGGTTTGTTTTTCAACCTCTTTTGTTTGCTTTCTGCTAGATTCGGTAATACTTTCTTGTAAGTCCTTGGCTTCCTTCTGCTTCTTATACCAAGCCTCAAAAATTGCAGCTTCCTGACTAGTTAAACTTCTAGTCATCGGAATTTTATTGTCGGTATAAAACTCTGATGCCGCACGCGCCTTATCAAGACCCTTTTCGCCACCACCAAACGCCTTAGTGTTTTTTATAAGAAAATCATTTTTCAGAATATCTTTGTTGGCGTTGTCTCGTAACTTATTTAACTTTTCTTGTGCAGCGACTTGGTTATTTAATTCATTTGTTTCTCCTTGTTGAGCACCAAGTACAGTTTGATGTTGTTTTAGGTACTCATTACGTAAGTCGTTTTGTTTCTTCAGCTCAGCATTAGCCTGATTTAACGCAATTTTAGACTGATCCGTTTTAGTAGCATAATCCTGTAACCCCTTGATATTTTCAGCAGGAACTTTGGCAGTACTGTTGAACTTGTCCACAGCATCAGTTGCTGAAATTTGATTTAAAGAATATGCCTGGATTACCTTATTCAACGATTTAACTTGTTCTTCGCTACCACCATTTAACCGAATGAATTCTACTTGTGCTCGTAATGAATCAAGCATTTGTGTTTTCATGTCAGTGAAATTTTGAGTAGCGACTTTTGTTAAGTTTGTTTGAATTGTTAATTGCTTAATTGATTCGGCCGTTACCTCAACATGTTGTCCAGAAGTAGCATTTAAGAGTTTTAGAGCAGTATTACCCTGCTCAATCTTATTTTTTGATTCTGCTACTGCACTAGAGAACTCAATGAGTTTATCAATTTGAGTCTGACTAAAACGACCAGATGAAATCATCTTTTTTAAGAGATCACCTGCATCATTAGCACCTGTAGCAATAGACTTAATGGCATTTTGATAATCTTCATAATCACTGCCAGATAATTTAAATAACTCCTTTTGGATATAAGCAAAACGTTTGATAGCTCCACTAGCATCATCAATTGCATCATTTTGCTGCTCAATCTCTTTGCGTAACCGCACACCCTCTGTTAATGCTTGCACAGTATTTAACTTTATGTACTTATCCGTTAAATCACTAACTGAGTCAGATTGTGTTGCAAGAGACTCTTTGACTTCATCCGAGCTACTGCTTAGTAAATAGAAAGATGCGGCTGTTGCTGCAATTGCTAAACCCATTGGGCTAAAAATCGCCATAAGCGCTGACTTTGCTAAAGCTAAACGACTTGTAGCAACAGATTGCGCTGTTAAGGCTGCTGATAATCTTGCAGATGATGCTGATTGAGCTGTTTCTGCGGCAGCAACCTCTAACGCAACTTGAGCTTGTAATCGTCCAAGCTGAGCCATTCGTGTGATGGCAGCCGTGCGACCTTGTTCAGTGATTTGGGCTTTTAAACGAACTTTTTCGAGTTCTATTTCTGCCATGATCTGAGCATGAGTAGCTTTGATGTTCGTTAGTGTCACCTGCGTACTTTGTGCTTCGGCAAGCGCAGATTCCACCTCAGCTTTTGCTGCTGCAATATTTGCATTACGTTCAGCAATTGTGGCAAACACTTGTTTGGTTGACGCAGCAATACTCGCTTGTACAGCAACCGTTTTTGTTAAAACGGCTTTTGTCATTAAGCCAATACCTATGGCAAATGCACTGTCTGCAATTAAATTCAAATTATTTGCTAATAACTGAATCGATCCTGATAAAGCCTGTGCTGCTCCGCTTCCTTTACCAGCCTCTCCTACAAATTTAGTAATTTCATTATTAAGTAGAGTTAATGATTGACCAATTGTAATGTCAGTTTTAGCAAAAAGAGCATCAACTTCATCTTGGACATTTCTAAGTGCTTTCACGATTTCCTGTGAAGTAATTTTTCCTTCAGCTGCTACTGAACGTAATTCACCTACAGTAATACCCATACCTTTAGCAATAGCCTTTGCTAGTGCTGGGGTTTGCTCCATTACAGAATTAAGTTCTTCTCCACGTAATGTGCCGCTTGCTAAAGCCTGCCCAAATTGGACTAAAGCTGCATCCGCCGCTTCTGCGCTTGCTCCACTAATAGCCACTGCTTTTGACACTGTTTCAGTCAAACGTGCAGTGTCATCCATGGTTAAATTCAGTGTTTTAGCATTGTCACTAAAACGCTGGTAAACCTGTAACACAGAATCCCAAGCTGAATAGGTTTTTTGAGCAATTCGGAAAGTGTCTTCCGTTGCTTTATTTAGTTCAACTTGATTATTAGTGACCAGCTTAAGGCGGTTTTGTAGTCCAGTATATGTATCCATCTTCGAAATGGCAGAACTTACTGTAACTAGCCCAGCCATATACCCAGCTAGTGCACGAGTAGCTACAGATAAGCCATCCATAGACTTAGAAGCATAATCACCTTTACGCTCAATGCTATCCAGTTCATTGCCTAGATTACGCGCATTACGTTCAGCATTTTGCGAATCAATAACAATGACCAAACGGGATTCTTGTGCCATCTTACTTTTCCTCTAGGCAATAAAAAACCGCCATAAAGGCGGTCATTAATCAAAAATAAAAAACCTGATCTAAGTCAAGTTTTTAACAAATCATTTTGAATTCATTTCAATTTTTCTTTACATGCCGGTGTTGCCAAAGATAAATCATCATCTTTTTTCATATCATAACCACCACCAATTGCATAATTTAATTTCATAGAGCTGAGTGTTTCGTCTTGCACTTTCCAGAAGCTGCCATCCTGTGAATAGAGTTTATCTTTTGATTTTTTAACAGACATTACTCTCGCTGTTCCCATTCCATCCTGACAAATAACACCAGTTCCATCGGCATTTAACTTTAATGTTCCTACTAATCGATCATATTGTCCGGTCCAATAACCGCTATTCTGAACAGAGGTGGCTTGCACTTCAAAAAAATTAGCAGTAGACATACACCCTGCTAAACCTAATATTAAACTTAAAAAAATAATCTTTTTCATGAAAATACCCATTTTAATAATGAGTAAAATTTAACAGTTAGGGCATAAAAAAACCACCCGAAGGTGGTCTTTTAAATCAGGCTATGCATGTAAAAGTTTTTCAGCACCAGCAGCCAAGAAAGCCGATCGAGTAGTATATCTCTTACCTTTACCTACATTCTCATCAATTTTACGAATCAAACGGCTTGGGAAAGTAACATTGATTTTTTCTGGTTTACCCAGATAACGACTAACATCAACTTCGGTAACCGCCCAGATCATTCCTTTATATTCAGGATCATCGACAAATTTAACTAGTTCGGAAGCTAATGGGATTTCCTCACCATCTTCAGCCAATATTTCTAAATGGCCTGAAATAGCTTCTTTAACATTCTCAATAGCTTCTTCAAGTGTGTCACCAGCACTAAAACAACCTGGAATATCAGGAACAGTGACACCAAATGCCTCAGTATCTGATCCTCGTTCAATTGCAATTGGATATAACATCTCAACACTCCATGCCCTTGGCATAAACATATCGCCCACTGCGTTATGATTAGTTGTAAGGGATATAGTATTTAAAGTCGGGAAACAGCGGGTCAATTTAGACCCGCTTGTTTCAAAATGCTTTTAACAGTTCCGTTTGGTAAATCCTTTTTAGGATGTGGGATTGTAACTAACCCCTTTTTGGTTGGGTGTTTAAAGTGATGATGACTTCCTGAAACCCTAACCTCATACCAACCATCTGCTTCAATCATTTTGATTAAATCCAGACTTTTCACACCAATCCCTTATTAACTTGATGAGATAATAATAACCCTAGAGTTATTATATGTAAATAACTCTAGGGTTACTTTTTTGAGGACTTGGAATTTATTTTTTTATGGGCTTCATCTAAAAACAAGTTATCCAATGCAAAAATACAGTCATTAAAGATATGAGCAGCTACTGGTAAATCATTATGCTCTGCATAGACATTGATTGCCTGCTGATCTAAAGATAACGGGATGCCCTGCTCATACCGTCTGGATCTGGCAATAGTACTAAATGCCGAAAGAATAGAGTCAGCCGCATACGAATATTCTGGCGGATCCGGAATACGGCCACCTAAGAACTTGATTTGCTCGATTTCGTGCGGCGTTTTCGACGCATACGTTTTTTGGTATTTGTAGAGCTCGATGACTTTCCCAGAATTAAAGCCTTGTCCTTGTCGGCTTCTTCCTGAATCTTCTGGGCCTGTTCTTTAATGAATAGCCAGATTGAAATACCAATATCACCAAGATTAAGAAGCTTTGAGGCATTCTCAGGTGTATAGGGCTTTTCAGATTCAACCGTTTTACCGTCTACGATTTCGGCAAATACCACACCTTTCCAGTCTTCAATTAAGTGGGCAGCACATGCATCCATTAAAAGCTCGTGGTAAAGCTTGGCATTTTCATCTTTGACCATCACATCATAGCCTTTAGACGAGATCTGATTTCCTGCTCGTTCAATAGCTACCTGAAAAGGCTTATAAGCGATACCACGGACTTTAAATTCTGCCTGTACCTCTCCATCAGCACCTTTGTATTCGCACCATTTTGATACGTCCGAGCTTTTAATAATTCCGACTTTTAAAGCCATAGCAACCTCTAATTTTTAGAAATAAAAAAGCCCATGGGATTCCATAGGCTTTGTTACTGAATAAGTTGATTACACAAGAGCACGTACAATTGTTGGCGCTGTACGAACTTGGGCAAAGTTGATATCTACTGTAATGATGTCGTCACCACCGCCATCCGGGTGGTTGGCTTCCATGACTTCCAATTGAGGGAAATTGAACGAGTATTTACTGCCTTTGCTGTCTTTAATATCAAAGGTCAGTGTAAATACATCACGGGTTTTAATGGCATCAATCCAACCAGCAGATGTTGAAGAAAACATGAATGAAGCATTTGCTTCGATATCCATCATCTTTTCAATGTAGAACTCTGGTGTGTACTTGCCTGAGCCGATACAACGGATTGCTTCAAGGTTATTGTTAATAGAAATGGTCAAAGACTGTAGACATGCTTTGCCTTGAATTGACTGGCCGTTTACAAGCAAGTTTTCCACGTTCGGCATACTGACAAGCGGACGAGTCGAAGCTGCCACCGGATTCACTACAGGGTTAGTTTGCTGACGAGTAAATGAGCTACCTACAAGACCAAAATTACCAGTGATTTTCCCGGTTGTTTGAATAGTGATTTCACCGGTATTTACCTGTACACCACGGTAGATAAACACCTGTCCAATATCTTCAAAAACTTTAACCAGCGTTAATGACTTACGTACAGTACCACCAATGGTTAAGCTATTCGTTGCCCAGTTATTAAAAGCTAATGCACTTAGGAATAAATCAAATGTTCCAAGTGATAATTCAAACTCTAACTGACCTGCTACTTCTGCTTCAGTAACTACCCCACCTTGTCGAAAACGTGAATCAACCACTTCACTGCTTTCTTCAGTAGAAACATTTTCAGATAAACCATCACTTACACGGCGAACTGTGTACCAGATCGGGTTTGCTGGAGTTGTTCCTAAAACTGCTTCTTCACAAGCATATAATCGAATTTTTGCGCCTGAACTCATTTATGGTTCTCCAAAATTTAGGCAATAAAAAACCCACTTTTTAAGCGGGTTATTAAAGTGTTTCGTCTGTGTCTGAGATTTCTGGCGGTTCCACCCCAACCATTGCAGCGGCTACAGCCTCGGATAAGTTTGTAGGTTGGAAATCAAAAGGTGTTTCAGTTGTAGGCGGCTCAGGCTCTGGTTCAGGCTCTTCATGCAAGCGAATGTCAATCCAACGACCTTCAGGAATATCTGTTGGTATTTCCAAGTCTGCAACTACAGCAGCAAGTTCAAAATCAAACTTACGTTTGTAAGTCTTGATGGATAGATCACCATTTTCTAAGGTGTCATACACTACAGCGACAATTGTGTTGCCGTTTGCGTCTTTAGGTACTTCGATATACCAACCTTCTTGAGCAAAGCCTAAAGAGCCTTTAAGTAAATAGTCGCCTACATCGACTTTCTTAAATTCAATAGGCTGCTTTTCTGCATCACTATTTAGCTCAATATGATCCTTAAATAACTTCACAACTGGTGATGCTGACTTTAAGAATCCATTTGCATCGACTGAGGTATTAAAACTAGTTTTAAAATGCCCCCATGGTGACCAGACATCATTTCCTGCACCATATCGATAATAAAGAAGTCCTCCAACTACTGACTTAAACATTTGCCAAGAATAAGTTCCGTATGAGTTTGACCCCAAATATGACATTAATGATCCATAGCGATTCGGCATATTTAAAGGGTTATTTACATTACCGCCCTGCCAATCACCATTCGAAATAAATGCAAACTTGTTATCGCCGAGCGCAGCAACCCATTGAGAGACTGATACCTTGTCAAATAATTCACTAGTTTTGCTACCCGAGAATCCTTGTGTACCATTATCACCCAACCCAAGAACTAAACGAGCACCTGCTGCAGAAGAAGCACCCGTTCCACCTTGTGCAATAGAAAGCACTGTAGTTAAGCCTTTGAGTTCAGTAATGTCAGTATTTACACCTTTTTCAGCAGCACCAAGATTATTTCGAGCTTCTGCTGCAGTGGTTGCCCCTGTACCACCTTGAGAGATTGCCGCTGTTCCTTGGACTTGCGAAAAGTTGGGTGCTAGATTGGGAATGCCAGAAGCGAATGGCAGCATGAATTGCCGTTTTCCCTGAGCCGAGTTATACGGGAATGGCCGATGATCCCAATTAAATTTAAATACAAGATTTGCCATTATGCTGTCACCCCATCAATCACTTGGAAAATCAAAGTATCTGTATGCTGGGTAACTCCATTCACGACAGCCTTAATATCCATCTGACACAAACCTAACGGCCATGCTGTTGTACTGCTTCCCGACTTCACATTTAACCAACCTTTCTGTGTACTTTGATTTAATGCAGCACAAGTCAAGGTAGCCACAGCTGCTCCATCAGCCAAAGCTTTAATCTGTGAAGTAAAGGTGTAACCGGTTAGATCAATTGCACGGCGAACATCATCGGGTGGATATTGCAAAGTTTCATCCATATCAACTAGCTGAAGATTTAAGTTGAAAGTGTCACCACGCTTAAATACAAAATTGCTCATAAATGATTCCTATAGACATAAAAAAACCACCGATGAGGTGGTAGTGAAAGATTGGTTTGTTATGTGCTTTAGTTAACTAAAAAACTTATTGATACATTGTATTGAATGAAGTCAGCATCTTTACCCGCATAAATAGATTGGCCATTCAAACATTCTAAGTGTTCGATTGTGAAATATTCAAAATGAGCAAGTAATGCATCACTCAATTTTGTGATTTCAATTATTCCTGAATTGGGACGTGCAAAGCATTGAATCATGATATTACCGGTACGGCGAGTACATGGCTTATCTGCAATGCCAGAAGTAAAACTGGGACCACCTGCAATCGTTAAGCGGCACCAAACACCATCTTTAGGTACATTAAAGCCTGGTAAATTTGGATACTGGATTCTGTCTTGCGTAATACCGGTAAAAGCTTGCATACGATCGATAATAGCTTGCCTTGTCTGCTCTAAAGTCATTGCCATTTTAGCCGCCATACTTCTGAGAAATAAAGGTAAAGGTGGTGTTGTAAATTCCTTGTGGTGCTTGATCAGACCACCCATTTTCTAAGCGCTCTGCATAAGGCTGGTTGTTCTGGATATAAACTAAATTGCCCAACTTAAACTTCACGGCTTTAATAGCTGCATCCTGAATAGCATTTGTTTCAGGTCCACGGACACCATAATCACCAGATCCAATTGAAACGATATGCGAAGCACGATAAGCGCCAGTATCAACAGGACTTGAAACCACTAAAGACTGAACAGCATCCATTGTAATTTTCTTTACCTTTTCCTCTGCTGTTTTAGCCACATCAAAACTAAATTCAGTTGGCTTTTTCCCCTTCCATCCCATGACTTTTAACCTCGTTGCTGCTTAGATATTGAATAGGTATTGCGCAATTGCATAAACGAAGCTCTTTTGATTTTTCATGTCACCTCAATTATCAAAGCAAATTAAGTTTGTAAAATGGAATTTTGTACATTAACAACCTGAAGATCAATTTGATTAGACAAATCCTCTAAATCTTTGAGTTTTATTTCTAAAATCCCCATATACTTTAAATATTCATTATTATTGTAATCCCTATTTATAAGATTTTTATCAACTGCAATTTCATAAGAAAAATATTCAAAAAAATTCATATCATTCAATATCTTATCAACAAAATCCACAAAGTTAGATTGTAAATTTTGAAACTTTTTTACTTCTACATTATCAATTAAAAACTGACCATTCATTCTTTTCAGTTTTATAAGTTGCCATTGTATTGTTTGACGATCCTCTCTATTTCTAAATTCTTTAATTGGAAATTCTTTTTCCGTAATAATTTTGGCATTGTAAAAACCCAATCCATTTTTAATATCGTATGATAAATTCTTCAGATCTTCCAAAAGCTGAAGAGTACTTTTTATCCTGTGTTCAACTCTCCAATCAGTAAATAAAACGAAGGCAGCAATTGGAGCAAGAAATGCTGCGCCTATTGTGAATGCATCTTTTAAAACTTCGTAAGCTAGTTTTTTATTTAGTTGATATGGGTACCATGGAAATGAACTTAAAATAGTAAAACTGATCAACAAGTAAACTACTATTCCACCGCCAATAAAATAAAAAACTCGCTTAATTTTATCTTCTAATTTTCTAATAGCCATACATCCCCCTACTTTAGAAGGATATTAGACCAAGTATTTATACCTTCCTCAACTGACATTTCCAAATAATAGAGGCTGGATCCTGCTGGATATGAATTACCCGGAATGAGCCTAAGCTTGTTAACCATTCATCATCAATTTTTGGAGTCATAGTTACTTCATTTTGAAGCACGGTCGCCTTTTTATCCGTGGCCAATACTCCAAGCGTTTGTATTTCATATTGACTGTATGAGCCAAAAAGAACACCACGGCCAGAATAGTTTTCTTTAACTTCAACATACGTTTCAGTCTTAGGATCCCAATTTGTTTTTGAGATCCGCTCACATGTAAAGGTATGAACGGCGTCCGCCAAATCATCATTAAATGCTTCAGCAATGTCTGCCTGAATTTCGTCACGTAAGCCCATATCATGCCCTGTAAAGTGGTATGCCAAAGCCATTAAAACTTGCATTTGGATCTTTCAAATCAAGCGAATCAATATAATCAATTGCTATCTGTTCAAAGCTAGAAATCGCTTCAGTACCTTCTTGATACTCTTTTTCAGATTCGACTGAATCAGCTTTAACTTTCTTTCGTTTAAGCAACTGCTCTTTGCCGTTATAAATTACTTTGGCCAGAATTCCTTTGATAATTTCACAAGCCGCGTCTTTAAGAAGTGGATCAATTGGATCTGGTACAAAACCAATTCTGTTTTTCATCCATACATTAGCCAGCTTTACCAGACGAGCTTTATCACTGTCTGGTGCAAAATCGCTGCCCAAAATTGAATTTGCGTCATCTACAGTAATAAAGCTCATTGCATTATTCCTTAGGGATTAATTTAAGAAGTTCTGCTTTTGTTGCTGACGGCTTGTAACCAATATTTTTACTAGCCAAATACTCTTTTAATTGATCATTTGACCAGTTTTCAAAATCATTAGCTGCCGTTTCTGTAGCTGGGTTTTCTGCCGATTTTCCAGCTTCCAATTCAACAATACGTGCTTGCATTGCGGGAATATCGTTTTTAAAAGCTTCAAATTCAGTTTTTATACCGACCACTTGAGCTTCAGCATCTTTGAGAGCTTTATCTGCTAAGACTGCTGCATCTTTTAATCGTGAATTCTCAGATAACAACTCTGACTGGTTGCCGCCGGCCTGCTCTAAGATGGCAATTTTCTGCTTAAGCTGAGTGTTTTCTTCAACTACCTTTTCACACTCAGCTTTTGCATCATCAATCACAGTTTGAAGTTCAGGGGTGACTCCTACCTCGACATTTACCGTGGCCAAAGTCGTTTTTTGTGGCTCTTCCAACTTACGAACTTCAACTGGAACTTCTAAAGATTCGTAATCCTTTTGAATCTTTGGATAATTACCGTAAATAATTACCTCTTTTGCTTTCAAATTTGGGTTTTCATAATAGTCAGGGTTAGCAATAATGCCCGTCTCTAATGCAGCAGCTGCTGCAATGCGTGTATAGATAATCTTCATGGCGCTTTTCTCTTAATAATAAAAAGAGGGCTTATTAGCCCTCTTACGGTTTTAATTTTTAGGTTTTAACCAGTTGTCGCTGTACCTGATAAATCAAGTAAGGTACCTGCTGTCATTTTGTTGCTGGTTGCATATTTAATCCAGTTAGCGCTTGAACCAAGTAATGTAAGGTCAGGATTTTCACCTTTCGATGTATCCCAACTATAACCAAGAATATCTAGGTTAAATGCACCTTCAGCACGCATACCGATTGCTAAGTTTTCTTCATCATTGATGTCATAAGCTCGGAAGCCCGGTACTTGTGATTCAGTTACTGTTACAGCACCATACTGCAAGCCAAAAGCATCGTTATCACCTACAGCATCCGTCACCAATACCGGCTTTCCTAAGGTTCCTGGTAAACCACCATAGATAACGATTTCAGATTCACCGTAAATTTGCTTAGTGATAGCATCATCGACAATATCGAAATATGTATCTGAGTTCATCACCCATAAGCCAATTCGGCCAAACTTATCACCAAACTTTCGCATACCACGAGTTAATGCTTTGCGGCCATCAACAACGATACTTCCTTTCGCAACCATATCGGGATTACTAGAAATAGCAGCTTTTAAAGAAGCTAAACTGTACTCTAATCGGCCTGCAACCAATGCATCTGCAAGATCGTAACCAACAACCATAGCAAATTCTTCTGGTGTACGAGCACGGCGCTTAAATGCCTCTTCAGTTGATGCATAAGGACCATATTTATATGGAATTTTTACACCTACAGACTCACCTGCACCGATTTTTTCCGGAGTTACTTTTGCATTGGAGTTCACATCGCGATGTTTAATGCTACCACCAACTTTGTAGAATGCATTTTTATTGAAGTCACCTTGAATGATTTCATTACGATAAATAATCGCACCATTGGAAGCTTCATTAAAAACATTCAAATTGTCTTGTAATCGTTCTAAATAGGCTGTTTGAGCCAGTTGGTTGTAGATGATCATGTCGGAATTAACTGTCGTAGTCATAACTACTTATCTCCAAATATTTAATGATTAGTTCGGTAGTTTTAGGAAGGCATCATTGCCATGTTCTTTGATGTAATCTGCTTTCTGAGAAACAGACATTTCACTGCGTTTCATTCCAGTAGGTGCTCCACCTTTGCCCCCACCTTGAAAACCACCACCAGTTCCTTTACCACCTTTAAGAATTAAGTCTTTATGCTGGTATCCACCAACCAATGACTCTAAAGCTTCATCAACATTTGCAAGTTCACCCGGGCGGACACGTGAATAAATCTTTTCGCCGTTCGGATCATATGCAACCACCTTGCCTTCTTCGATTTTGAAGTGATGACCAAAGGTTGCCTGAACCATGTCCACAGGTACTGCAATGTTGTCTTGAATGTACTTAGAACGAGCAAAACCACCGCCGATAAGTTCTTTATGTAAAGAGGCTTCTAGAGCATCACGTTGCGCAACAATCGGGGCATATTTTTCCTCAACTGCTTTGATAGCTTCAGCTTTAACTTTCTCAACTTCACCGGCATCCACCAGCTTTTTATCATCGAGATTTTGGATTGTTTGTAATGCCTTTTTAGCTGCCGCTGGGTCTTCAATTCCTTCAAAAGCTTTTAATGCTTTTTCGGCTGCTTCTTTGGCTTCACGATGTGTTTTAGCTTCATTGTTTAAGCGTGCAATTGTTGCTACCGAGTGTGGTGCATCATGTGGCATTTCTTTGCCGTCATCATGAATATAGATCGGCTTATCACCGTCTACTTCCGCATAAACTTTACCGTCGATTGTTACTGTTTTAAGTTTCATTGGTCATCCAACCTATATATACAAAATGGGCATCCGCCCGGATTCGCCGTTAGCATCCGCTTTCGGCAGGCAATAAAAAAGCGCCCTTTAGGACGCTTCATTTCTATAAATGATTATTTACTTAAAGCTTGGCGTACAAATGCATCTTTTGCTTCAAGTAGCTTTCTTAATCCTGTGGATTTTTCAGGCCCGTCAGGAAGTTGCTCATCCATTTGCCGAGCTAAATCACCAATTGGCTTACTAACTTGCTGCAAATGTTCAGGTAAATGTTCATATTGGAAATATTGGATAATAGGGCTTGGCATTTTCTTCTCGCAAAAAAAGCACCCGAAGGTGCTATGGTTAAAAATTAAGTTCTATTTGATGAGTGCAATTGCTTTTAATCTTTCAAAAGTAAAACCATAAATTGCCATGGCTTGAAACCTTAATTTGAAGAAATGGCACCAGAATTCATTTTGTGCTCAGAATATATTGAGCATCTGACATATTGATTTGCTTTTCAGGCATTTGTAGTACCTTTAGCTACGTTTACTTTTTATTCCAAACCTCTGATCTAGGTTCATCACCAACTAAGCGGATGCCTTGAGGACCACCTACATCAAATGTTGCCGTGATAGTCGCTGGACCCTCAAAAACACTACAATTCATTTTTACAGCGGTTAATCCAGCTAATGGAATACCTGTTTCCTCGTCACAAAGAGCAAGATGAGAAGATTTATCTGAAACTCTTTTAAGTACCAAATGTCTAACTTTTGATTCACTCATAAGCCAAACTCCATAAATGACAAAAGCGCCATTTGGGCGCTTATATAGGTGAAAATTGTGTCTTAAGTGAGTTTAGAATTACCTGTAATCGGCAATAATTACTCACAGTTAAATCCAGTTCCAACAAGGTCTTTTTTCAAATTTGAAACGAGATTTTGTTGTTCCTGCTGTTGTCCACTAAGATAATTTTTATCTAGAGTCTCTGCACCATCAATAGATTTATAAAGCTCTTTAGATTCCTCTAAATTGTCTTTTAAAAACGTGGTGAGGTTTAGTTTCGCCTGGGCAGCTCTACATAAATTATTTTTAGCTTCTAAACCTTGAGTAGCCTGTTTTACTTGACCAGTTGCAGGATCAAAAGAATATGCATTTGCCATTGCTGACTCCAAAGCTTCAGACAATCGATCATATTCTTTAAGATATTTTTGACTTGGTTCAGCTAAACAAGTGATGGAAATTAGGGTTAGACATACAAAAGCTATTGTTTTCATATTGTATAAATTCTGATGTTTTAAAAAATATAACATAAGAAAAATTACAGACCCAACTTTTTAAAAGCTTTTTCATCCAACTTTCTCAAATCATCTAAGCTATAGAAACGGCCTTCAGGATCAAAGAACTTATCAAAATCAAATTTCCCATCTTTATAGAGCTTAAAGCGCTTTGGCCCTAGCCACTCCCTTTGAAAGAAATCATCTGTTTTCTTAAAGAACTCTTTAAAAGTGGTATTGGCATCTAACTGTCCTATTAACTGGCTTCGCTCTTCTTTGGGGATGTCTTTAACTCTACGTTCGTCCATTACAAATGGCCGTTCGCCAACAAGTTGACCGTCCTTCTCGACCGGAACCAAGATACTGCGACAGTTAGGATGTAACGGCGGCACTCGCTTTGCCGGATCATTTATTTCCCACACTGAACCATCTAATGAAGCGCAAAGCTTAGAAGTTCGTCCATCTAAAACGCTAACAAATCGGACATATTCAAAGCCAATTTGGTTGAAGCTATTTAGATAGGCTTGATTAGCTACATGACTTCGCACAGTTCTTACCGTTCGCTCAATATCAGTTTTGGTACCATTTAAGATCCCATCTTCATAGTTAAGCCGTTTGGTACCACGAATACGCTGAACAATTTCTTGGTTAGTTTTGCCTGAATTAATACCATCTCGAATTGCATACTCAACCTTTTGACGGGCACTTTCAGCAATTCTTGAAAGCAGATCATCGACAAGAGCGCCACCTGCCAACGGAACTTTTTTAGCGGATAAGAATAGTTTTTCCCCATCAGGCTTATTAATTTTTGCTCCATAGAGCTTAGCTACGTAATTGGCCTCATAAACAGCCAGCGCCGTAGCAGAAACGGCAAAAGCTTCAGGTAATGCTAAATTAACACTGGCAAACCATTGGGCAATCAAATCCCTAATTTCCCTTAGATTTGAAGTTGTATATTTACCACCAGCTAAAGCAACTTTCTCCGACTCATTAAGCTCATCCAATAAATCCCGAAGCTTAGATAGCATCTTGCTCGTATCATCATTGAATAAAGCCAATAACTCATTTACCGTTTTTGATGAAGCACGATAAAGATAGGCCTGGTGCTGAGTGAGTGCTTCAAATAGTTTTTTGATATCTGTTGCCATCTCACTCTACCTTTGATTTAAAGTACCATCTTGCTCTGCTTCAACATTCTGTAGCTCTTCTTCATATTTTTGTTTAGGGAACATACCTGTTTGGTTGTATTCCCACCAAGATTTAAATGAAGAACGGCCTTGTAAAGCTGCCTCATATAATTGTCGAGCTAGTTCAGCTTGATACCCTTGTTTATTAAATTCCTGACTGATTTCGAACATCAAATCATCTTTAGTTAGAACATCCACATTAGGCGTTACAAACTTAGCAGCCCATCGTAATGCTGCTGACAAGCCTTCATTCATATTAACGACACAGAGCGAAAGAACTGAATGCTGAACGGCGTCATCACTATTTGCCTCTGTAGCAGTCTTTTTGCTTCCAGAACCCTTCTCGATTAAACGTGCCCCCATCTCCTTCATTTTTTCCCACTTGTCTTTCATGGCTTCCCGGGCAAGCGTATTAGGATCAGCTTGAACAATACCTAGACCACCATTTTCAGGTAAAGGCAAAAGTACTTTCGCTCCAATGTAGATGCCACGTTTCTTGGCTTGGTCATACCACTCCCAATTAACACCCTTCGCATAATATTGAGGTTGCCCCATATAAAAAACGGACTCTTGAAAGTCCGCACTGTCTCTGTAATGGGCTAAATTGAGATTAGCCAAAGGAAGTAATGGTGGCTTTTTAATCTCTTCTGAATTATCAATTGCACCTACAAATGTAAAAGGTATATAGGTCCAGAAATTCCCGTTGTAATCTGTTGGAAACTTCTTCTCTCCGCCAACCCAGTTACCCTTTTCACCCTTTGTGTACACCTGAACGGAATAAATATATTCCCCATTTCCCTCTTGCTCTAAACGAAGTACACGATATTGCTCTTGTTCGGTTTTACTAAATCCATCAGCACCGCGCTCAGACTTAAATTCACGTATAACCACTAAGCAAAGCTTTTTCTGGTTATCGATCATTACTGAATCCCAATTCACTACATCAAGGGCATTTAGTAAATGAATCATCGGATAGGCTTTTTGTGCTTTAAATTCCGCTAGATTACGAGCTGGCGGCACATCAGGATAATCTACATATAAAGCACAACGATAATGCTTCAATAAATGGCGAATTCCATTTTGAGCCAATTGATAAGTACTTAAACCAGCACCATTTGCATTACGTTCTAAATGAGCAAGTTCCGGAGGAAATTTAAAACTTGGATCGGTTGCAAAAGCTGCACCAACTAAACTATTTGATGTAGTCCCTGTTACTTCATAAAAGACTGCACGGGTAAGATAAGCCTCATAAGCGCTTTTATTTGCAGGTGATTTATCATGTGCATTTGGCATCGGCAAATATTTTTCACCTTTAGCCTTAACTGCATCTTCACCTTCACAAACATCATCAAGTTTTTGCCAGTATGGCAAGTTCTTAACATATTCAGCATGTTGAAAAGTTACATCACTCATCGAGCAAATCCCATATCAGCAAAGAAGGCTTCAAAACCTTCATGTAATTCATTAAACGCATCTGAAGCTGCATCCACTTGGTCGTCATGTGTACCGTTAGGAAAATGACGAAGCTCATCAATAAAGTCCTTATTCCATTCACCTTTGAGCATACGTACATTTCCCACGTTAACTTGGGCCGCAAATGGTTGTGCCCGTGTAAGCTTGTCACCTGAAATTGGCTTAGCTATCACGCTATAACCCGCAAGAAGCTTCACAAATGAACTAGCTTGCGATTTACCAGCTTGACCGGGATCTTGTGGTAGACGCACAGAAACTTTTTTCCCATCTATTTTTGCTGTTTGTTCTAAGCGCTTATTCACATTGTCAGGTCCAAGCTGTCCTCTAGTTACATCGACAATGTAAGTAAAACCATCTGCGCCTAGAGCTTCTCGCACACCTACTGTAAAGTCGCCCTCATTTTCGGTAGCCCCAAAATCCCAAGCCCTAACTTGTTTCAATACATCCGCAGGCAAAGCATCAACAATTTGAATATTGTCGGGCTTAAAAAAACCGCCTGCTGGCGGTGATGGCATTTGTCGGTACTGCCCGGCAAATACATATGGTGCTGCTTGCTCCATTAGCCTCAATTTTTGGATATTGTGTTTTGCTGGCCACAGTGCGGATCCGTCTTCCTGAATAGCTGAAAGACATAGATGCTCCCACACTTCACCGTTACCACCAGCTACAGGAACGCCGTCTTTTCTATCACCTAGCAACCATCCAGCTAAATCATCTTCATGAAGTCGCTGCATAATCACAATGATCGGCGTATCTGGCGAGTTAGTACGCGATTCGAGTGTGTTCTGAAACCAATCAATTACCCCTTCTCGAATAGTTTTTGATGAAGCTTCATGTGCTTTGTGCGGGTCATCAATAATAATGCAGCCGCCAAAGCCTTTACGAAGTTTTCCTGCACCAAAACCGGTAATCGTGCCGCCTGTACCAGTCGCATAGCAGACACCACCTTGGGAAGTTCTCCAGAAGTCTTTAGCCTTACTATCATCACGCAATGTAAGCTCGGGAAAGACTTTTCTATACGCCTCTTCTTGCACAAGGGTTCGTATTTGGAAGGCATTATTTGCGGCAAGCATTGCCGAGTAACTGATATGAATAAACTCACAGTCTGGATTCTTACCAAAACACCAAGCCATGAAGTTAATTACAGCAATTTCAGTTTTAGAATATCGTGGTGGAACGTTAATAATTAACCGCTTTATCTCTCCGCGATAAACTTTCATTAAAGCTTCGCAGATTTCTAAGTGGTGCCAATTTTGCATCCATTTATAACCACGGCGCTCCTTAAACATGTACCTTGTGAAGAAATATAAATCTTCTTGCGCCTCGATCCGGATGGCTTTATCCCGAGCCGCATCAGTACTCATCTAAGACTTCCCTCCGCGCTTTTAAGTAATCTTCCATTGGAACTGGAATTTCTGAATTAACTGTTTGGACTGGTCCGCCGTCTTTGCCTGTAATTTCTTGGCGATTAGTAAATTGACCACCAATGTCTTTAGCGGCTTGCTCAAGAATTTTTAAGGCTGTTTTGACGTTTCTAGTCTTCTCAAGTTGTCTTTGGTATTGCTTCAATCGGTAGTACTTATTAGCAATAGGAATATCAATTAAGCCTTTATCAAACTCATCTCTGGTTTTTTCAAATAGTTCGACATACTTTTTGCTTAAGTTCTTACCAGCAACCTTTGTAGGGTCATAAGTTGCAACTTGAACACGATCTATATCAACGCCAAACTCTTGTTTTACGAGTTCAGCCACTTCTTGAGGTGTATCACGACAAGCAAGAGACTGAACTATAAAGATTTTCACAGGCTCTTTTAGTGTCGCCATAACTTCCTCATCGTATAACTACGTATAACAAAATGGGCAAAAAAAGAGCCATTTGGCTCAATTGATTACACAGTTTCCGCAGCATTTTGAAATATCAAGATTCGAAACAAACGGCGGATTTTTTGCGACTTCAATAAGTCGCTTAACATTTTTGCTTGGTCCATAACGTTTAACTACGCCAATAAACTCTTCAACGTCATGACCAGCAAGATAGTGCTTAGGAAGACCAGAACTATCGCTATAAACAATTTCTCCGTCCTCGTCTCTCATCACTCCAATGTGATAAAGCTCATGTTCAAGCAAGTAACAGAACTCTGTATCGTTTGCACGCTCACAGAAAGAAGCGTCGACAGTTATTAAGTAAGTTGGCACAAAGCCGAACCAGTCACGCATCTGTTGCTCTTGTCTAGCTTTACGCCAGCCACCAACATTGAACATGACTTTTTCGCACTGGCCTAACACCATAGCTTGCTTGCTTTTATATGCAGAAGAGGCCCAAGCAAATGCTAAAAATTCTTCATTATCGTGAAGCAGCTCAGCTATGTGATCATGATCGGGGTTATAAAGAGGTCCACCTATCGTTAAGTAGTTGGCCACAACCCATTTCTTTAGATCTGGAGCGGGTATTAAACGAATTGCTTCCTCTTCTTCAGCTTGATCAATAAAATCAGTCGGTGGAAATGGTCTGATCTGATCCATTAAATATTTGCCTCTTTAAATTTTTAAGCCATTGGCTAGCGAAATGAGCTTGGATCTGTAATGGACCAGATTCATTAATCTTAAATCTTGGTGCTGCCTCTAACCGAACAACGGTATATCCCATTGATTCAGCAACATCGTAACGGTCCATACTCCACGCCTTTGTTGCCAGCTTACCCTTTCGTCCACCAGACCAAGGTCCACCAGCAATTTCAACTAAAATACGATGTTCAATTAAATGAAAATCAAAACGCCAATGCTTTGTAGATTTAAACTGGAATTTATTTTCGTACTTAATTTCCAGATTATCCAAAGCTTGAGTAAATTCTTCTTCTGCTTCCAAGTACTTTTGCGTTGCTTTAGGAAGTGGTCTAGATTTGGGTTTCGTTTTGAGCTCTTTTTTCCGTGTAAGCCAAGAGTATTCGTTAGCTTCCATAATTCACCCATTAAAAAACCACCCGAAGGTGGCTTTATCAATTTTTAAAATTACCTAATAGCAATTTCAGCTTTTCATAATGTTCTTCAAATGTTTTTAATACAGATACCGGCACTGAAACATAATCTTCTGTACTGCTTAGAATTTTTATTTTATGTGGCCATTCTCTAGGGTTATGTACCCCCCTAAAGTTATAATTATCTAAATCTTCAAATGATATAACACATTGTTTTAAAAATTGATCAACAACAGGTATTAAATATGTTGATTTATAATGATAAAACCCAGTTTCATTATTGAAATATACTACAGTTGAATTTGCGTATGCTTCCTTCTCTACAAGTAAGGTTTCAAGCATATCTTCTCTAATAAAATATAAATTTGGTTGTTTTTGAAATTGATTTTTGAATCGTTCAATTTCCATATCTAAATAGCCGTAAAGACGCATATACAATCCCTTTTAAGAAATTCTTTTTATATCAGATCTTAAATCATCCGAAAAGAAAAACCCCCGCCAATAATCGATATTTAGCGGGGCTTCTTGCGCCGTAATACGTCCGGCAAACGATAAACTAGTTTTTAGGTGCTCTAAGGATGTTTAGAACTTTCTCAGACATATCATGTAAGTCAGATCCGATTGGTAACCAGAAATGGAAAACCGTATTGTCGCGGTTAAAAACCTGTTTGTAATATTCTGTTGTGAAACTTGGGTCGATATCAGAAGCTTTTAACAATCGCCCTTCTTTTTCTATCTTTTGCCCATCTAGTTCACCACCAATACACATATTCAATTGCTAGTACCTACTTGGTTTGCTAGTGCGTATTTTAAAGCATAATCATATCGATCTTCAGGCAAATCAGTTAAAACATAAAAAATTTCTTTCTGATTAGTATGCGGATTTAACAACTTTATTGGACGATATATATGAGGTCTTAGGGGATTATTGTTATATGGATGAACTTCATGAAATTCATCTTGCTCAACCCACTTCCCAGATTCACTTCCACCAATACAAAGCCATTTTCCAGAGTTAATTGACATATGTATCTCCTTTATCAGGGGTTTTCTTATATCTCAAAGCACAAAAGCTCACCAATGCAATGAGCCTTAATACAATTAAGGACATTTATATTAATGATCTATATCGTTGTTACTTTTAAAAATAAACTTAACATCTTCACCAATATTTATCGTATAAACCATGAAACATATAGCTCTTAAAGCGTTCAACTTTGTACCGTAATTTTGATATTCAATAAGTCCATGTAAAATACCATGTCTATTCATTGAATAATTATCATTCGGGGTTGTATTATCAGTATGAATTGAAATTGGTAATTCTTCGTAGCTTTTAGAACCAATAAATTTTTCGCTATGAAAAAACCTAATAAATATTGCTTTTGATAAATCTTGATTGGCTATTTGATTCACATATGGAATGAATTTACTTTTATTAGGTTCAACATTACTTCTACCTGAGAACATTCCCTTTGTTCCGTAATCTCTCGCTATACCATCGGTTTGAGTCAGAAAAAGCGGTATGCATGCTATATAGTTTTCAGCTTCATACAATTTAAATGCTACTTCCATAACCTCTTTACGTAAAGGAAATAACTCAAAACAATATTCTTTGATTTGATCATATTTCTTTAATATCAACCTTTCCATAAATTCGTCAATAGTCTCATTTGAATCTTTTTCGAATCTACTGACAAATTTAATTGGATACCAACCATAATCAAAAAGTTGGTCTTTAAGTGTGTGACATTGAGAAAAAACTTTAAAACTTTTCTCAAGCTTTTCAAGATATTTTTGTACATTTGAACTAATGGTCATATTTCAATTATTATCAAATTCACCAAGGTATCTTCATATTAGCATGAGATATTTAATAAAATTAAAGCTCGCATAAGCGAGCCTTCAAAATTGCCGATTTAAATGAAAAATCGCCAAGTTATCACAAATATGCCATACCCCGTGCGCACACTCAAGCGGTTTTTTCAAAAGTTTCAAATCTGAAATGCGGATTTCGACTTTTGATATAAGCCATACCACATTTTAAATCCTGTCTGATTTGATTAACTGAAGTGTCATTACTTTGAGCAATATCACGTAATGAATTGCCCATAACATGATGTGACCAAATTGCTGAGATCCATTCTTGTAAAATATGGTCTTCAATTAATTTAATATCAATAATCAATCTATGGATTGCACGTGCCTCATTGTCATTTAACTCACAGCAAGTACCCTTACGGCGAATGCATAAGCGATCTTTTAAATTTTCATCGCTCATATACATAGCTATTAATTTTTCACGTTGTTTTTGAGTGATGCGTTTTGTTGGCATCGTCTTAACAATTTTGACCATTCTTTCGGTATCGCCGTTAAGCCAAGCTCCAAGCTGGCGACACCACTCTTCAAAACTAAATCTAGACCAATCGACCGATTGTAAAATGTGTTGTACTGGCATATTCATTTTCATCCCACCAATTGCTCAATTTGTTTAATCGCCACGCCTGCTTTCACTTGCTCTGTGCTGAACCGTAAAACTGTAAAACCCATCATTGCTGCGGAGTTGTATTTCTCCATATCCCCTATATAGCCCTTGCCTCTTGTATGACGGCCTCCGCTCCAGATACCACCTTCCACCTCAATCAAAATCTTTGTACCCGTAATTAAAAAATCTGCTCTCCATTTACGTTCAGGATGGAACTTATATTCCTGTTCAAAACCGATCTTGCATGCTCTTAAATGCGTTGCCAGAACCATTTCACCCACACTTGGTTGTCTAGCAACTTGCTTTGCTGAACGCCGCTTTTTATTTTTCTTAATAGGAAATAACTTACGGTATTCAGCAATGCTGACTGATGACATCAAGCACCACCTTTAAGCAAATGTTCCAACTGATTAGCAAAGCAGTTATAAACTCGCGCTTTATCCTGATCACCTAAAAGGCTGGATGAATGAGCATCTTGTTTATACTTCTGAGCCAGTTTTTCAATTGACTCACTTAGTTCAACCAGAGTGCTTTGCTTTTTACCGCTGAGTGGTTCAATTGAGCGTGATACGTGGTCAGCCATTTCTTTTTCCATCTGATCGAAGTAACTTTGACGTGCTAAATCTCTCGACTTGATTAGCTCTGGTGAAATAAGCTTTTCCATTTCACGGCGTTGCGCTTCAATCCATCTACTGTCCATTTTTTGCGCCCTCCGCATTAAACTTCTTCGCTTGGTCAAGTGCCTTCTCTAATTGAAGTAACTCGTTGTAATCAGTATTAGATAAGCCACTATGGTTATATTTGCCTCGTAATTTTTCACAAAGAGTCTTAACTTCTGCAAAACCGCCGTAAGAATTTATTAACTCTTCAACTGCACAGTGTTGGCATTTACTCATGGCGATATCCTTTCTCATCTAGCTCTTTACGCGCCAACCACCACAAAACCACCGCACCGCAAAGTACTGCTGTTACACACGAAATGAGTAAGCCACAGCTTAAAATCTCGAATTTAGTCATGATCCTGCCCCACCAAAACGCAAGTCATCCCAGTCACATTCAACTACTGTCAAACCGTCATGTTGAAACCGAGACCATAAACGGTCCCCTAAGTTTTCCTTCAAACCTTGCGCCTTTTCTGTAGACTCAAGCGTCATGTTGGAAATTAAAACTGTCGGCTTTTTTTCGTCATAACGTGCATATAAAACTTTATGAACGAGCTGCAATCGACTCTCGTGTTGGTCGTGCAAACCATATTCATCCAATATCAATAAATCACAGTCCGTGAAGCGAAAAATTGCATTTGCTTCATTGTCATCTGGCTTTGTCCATGCAGTCGCAATTTCATTTGCCATGTCTTCTGAGGTGACGTAACGAACATAACTACGCTTGTCTAAAACGTTACGAGCAATAGCACATGCAAGATGGGTTTTGCCTGTTCCTGTACGCCCAACCATAATCAGATTGCGCTTCTTCCCTGAATTAAAATCTTGAACAAATTTATGGCAAGCAGCTTTAGCTTCTTTCTGCGGATCAATACTCACCACATAATTTTTAAATCCGCTTTCCTTGTGGCGCTCAGGAAGTTTTGCTCCGGCAAAATGTTTCTCGCGTACCATAAGGTTGACTTGGTGTGCGTGTTCAATTTGTGATTTCACATACGCTTCATTTGCACATGTTTGGCAAACTGGACGACCAATTAGTAAAACCATTAACTCATTGTGTTTAGGGCAAAACTGATTAGTTTGTACCAGCTCAGTTTTGAATTGTTTGCTCAATGCATTCATAGCATCTCCCCTACATCGATATCATCTGTGGCTGGTGCATACTGTTTTGAATCACCCCAAGCACTGTTTACGTCTCTTGCTGGTGCAGTTTTCATTGGTGAGTTTTGTTTTTTAGGTCTTATCGACTTTGTGAATTCCTGAATTAACCAAGTTGCAAACTTTCGAGTTCGTTGGTTTTCAGTGAGATCAATTTTGTTTTCCCAGTGAGCATTGAAGTTGCCAAGATGAAATTCATAATTTGGCATTTCTAAAACCTGCTCTGCTTGTGCACCCACTTGTGAAGTCCTAAGGACATTCAGCAATAGTTCACGATTTGGTTTCCAAGACTCCTCGGCCGCTGAAAAATTTTCAACCGCGTTTTGTGTGTGAGTATTTTCTTGTTCCTGCTCCTGCTCCTGCTCCTGTTCCTGTTCCTGGCTTCGAAGGGGCTTTGAAGGGGCTTGTAAGGGGCTATCTATTTTGGCGTTTTCGCCACGCTTTTGAGTCATACAAAATGCTTGTGCATATTTATCGAAAAAGCTTGATAAATAAGGGCTTGACGGCAATGAGTCATACTCTTTTTGCACGTTCTTACAGCGGTTATCGGCTGGCTTTAATGACTCAGCTACTTGAAAACGTGCCATCTCGTGCACCCAGACTGTCTCCGTGGCTTCGTCATAGCTACAAAACCCCGCTTCACAGGCTCTTTGAAGCCCCTTAGAAGCCCCTTCAAAGCCCAAGCCAGTTTCATGAGCAATATATAGAAGGGGTATGTAATACAAGCCAAGCATGTTCGCGTGAGGGCTTGTCATTAAATACATAGCGACAATTAAGCCTTCAGGTGTTTGACGAAGTTTTTTTCCCGTAGCTCCCGTCCAGAAATGTGGTGAGACTTTCCCATAGTCACGCATGGTTATTTATCTCCTTTGAAGGGGGTTCGAAGGGGCTTTGAAGGGGTGATAATAATCATTACTTACCCCTTTCAAGCTTCACTAATCCGCGCATTTCCAACTGACGAATAATTCTTGGAGGAATAAATTCGTTGTTGATTTTGTAGCGAATACGAGACTTTTCTTTCACCTGAATTAGTTTGTGCCCATCCTCCATGAGACGGCGAACTGCTATAGCCTGCCCCCCCCATATGGGTTAATTCTTCAAGTTGATAAAATCTTTCCTGAGCCTCAATTGCGGCATTCATAACTGAAAGTGGCATAGCTGCTAATTCTTTAGCCGAATAGATCTTTACTGGTTGTTCCAGTGGAATTACCACCTCTAGCGGTGTGGTGGAAACGGAAATATCCTGTTTTCTTCTTGCTGCATATCTCACTTTTCACCATCCTTTGGCTTAACATAGCCTCCAAAAGAATCAACCAAACACGCTTTGGTTAAGCTGGTTACAATCTGCTGTGCCAACCACTGCGTTATGCGAAATTGACGAGCCATAGCCTCTGAAAATTCAACTTTGGTTACCGCCGCATTATTTTCGTCATACCCCTTGTTGCGTAAATTTTGCTTTTTCACCTCAAATAGGTGGCCAAGTACTCGCAATGCAGGCTCATAGAAAGATTGGATTTCACTTTGCTGGCGAGAATCTTTGATTTGGTGTGTAAAGCTGTTCATGACACCTCCGCTAATGCTTGCTCAGCGCTTGTTAGTCGGCGTTTAGCGTTAAGTTCTGCAACTGTTGCTGTGCGGATTTCTTTTGATGAAACCAGAATCAAATGTTTCTCTGATTTGATGGTCCATAAACTAGTCAAAGTTTTGTTTTTAACTTCAAACAAATCATTTGATTTGAAAGTACGGCACTCTTTAGTAAGCACTACAACGTCACCTATTAAAAAATCTGGTGAGTTGAGTTCGATTGGTTGTTCTGATAAATTGTTTGTGTTCATTTGATCCACCTCAATTGAATGCCTAACCACTCCTGTTCGCGCAGGTAGTGGTTTTTTATTTGAATAAAATCCGCATGTATTCAGGTGAAGTGAATGCATGTGCTAAATAAACTCGCGTTGCTTCTGCAATTTCAGGTGAGCAATACACATCACTTTCTTGCACAACCTTCAAACCAATGGCTGTCAACAAAAAGCTAATAAACTCAATCTCAGTCCATCCATTTGATTTCTTTTCTGTTTTCATCCGTGAAAGGATGCTTGCATCGACATTTATCATCTCTGCTACTTGTCTTTGATTGCTAGCGTTAAGTGCTTGCAATATGAGCGATTCGTTATTGCTAGCGCTTGCAGGCAATTCATTTAATACTTTGCTCATGGTTTAGTTCCTAAGCGGTTAATGATCCAAGGTTTTTGCTTTTTGTCGTCTGGGGACGAAGTTCAATCCAAATATCTTGATAGTTATCAGGGAAAAGCTCTTTTCGCGTTGTTAAACCAAGATCTTCAGCAATAACTGCTAGCCTGATTTTTCTATCAAGGGGGATAGCTTTCCATCCACTAACTGATGACGGAGCAATCCCCAGAAGTCTTGCTACCGCTGTGACACCACCTAGCTTGTCTATAAGTTGTGCGTCATTCATAACGTGCTCCTAATTTTTCTTTAATTATTAGGCATTCCTTATATTAAATCAATAGGAATACCTAATTTTATTTATGTTAGGATTTCCTAACATTGTGAGGATAGTTGTATGAATACTCTTGCTGAACGACTTAGGTATGCCATGGAAGTTTTGCCACCTAAAAAGATTAAAGGTGTTGAGCTTGCTCGTGCAGTAGGAGTTAAACCTCCTTCTGTGAGTGATTGGCTGTCTGGAAAATCCAAAACAATGGAAGGTGAAAATTTATTACGTGCCTCAAAATTTTTGAATGTTAATCCTTCATGGCTTGCATCTGGCACGGGAGAGATTCAATCAAGCACGAGAGATAAATTTAAACAACTGGATATCGAAGAGTTCAAAAAGAAATACAACATTAGTGATAGTGATGAAGCTCTTTTATTTTCAACAATTATCGAAAAACCGTTTATCCCATCATCTAAGCGTTGGGTTCCTGTTAAGGCTTACTCCAAGATGGGCATGGATGGCTATTTCACAGATATGGGTTATGAAGGCAATGCTGGAGATGGGTATGTTCCAACTCACTCAGCAGGACCAAGAGCCTATGGCATTAAAGGCACTGGCGACTCAATGTTTCCAGCAATTCGTAATGGCTGGTATGTTGTATGCGACCCTGATGCAGATCTTGTGCCGACAGAATTTGTACAGGTATGTTTGAAAGATGGAAGATGCACCATTAAAGAATTTATTGGAATCAATAACGATGTATTAAGCCTAATAGCAGTAAATGGCGGTGAGCGCCTTACCTTTCCTATGGATGAGGTGGAAAGTATTACTGCTATCACAGATATCGTTCCGCCTAGCCAGCATAGACAAGAGTACCCATACGGTTAATTAATTTTAGGATTCGAGACCATCAATCTCGAATTGCGGACTGATACTCCGCTGAAGGTGATGTGAGATTAGCGAATGTTCCGGAGCTCTGGCGGATGCCAACTTTGAAACAGGAGAGATTCTAGCAAATCACAGAGCTGATGCCCCTACGGTGTGCGCACACTTTCGGGGCAAGCGGTTGGCGAATCGCTATATAAAATTACACCATTTCAATTGGTGAGCGCTCGCCAATGTGTCAGAGATATTTCAATGATTACATTGACGTTGCAAAAAACTAAAGATGGATACAAGTTAAACCTTAAGGTGGACATACACCAAGTGGCTTTAGCATTGATAGCTGTCTTTTCGTTCTTTGTGTAAAACCTGAGGGGGAGACTCGATCTCCCCCTCACCCTTATTTTTAAAAATACATAAACTGATAATTAATAGCAAATACCATGAGCAAAAAATACAAGCCATCCGAACTACACGAATATAGAGGCTTAACAAGCACCGAGCAAATGGCAATACACCAAATGCTCATCTCCTATGTTCGTGAGGAAAATTGTCGCTTTAATATAATTATGGCCGGCACAGCAGAACCCTACAATCTGGTAAAGCTAACCAGCATTAATTTTGAGAATGAAGCATCTGCAATATGGGTTCATTTTGAAACCATCATAGGTGAGCAAATAGCTCTACCAATTGACTTTCTTTCAAGAATTGAATTTTCAGGTCAGCAAGAAATTTAATTAAAAAGATTAGGACTCGGTATAGGGTGATCTTAAGGATATAAAAGGGAATCCAGAATATGCAAAAAATTGAAATTAATTCCCGTAATATCAGCCACGTTCTTTATCAACACTTCTTATTAACAGTAGTACTTAGGACAGGTGAAAGGTTTATTTACAGACTTCTTGAAGCAAGTACTTTCAAAGAGTTTGTTGATTCAAAAGATAAAGACAAATTTTATAGAAGCCATATTGAGGCCAATAAAGAATTTAAACGAATTCAGCTTTTTGTTTAATTGAAACTGTGACCCGACACGGCACTTTAGAAAAAATCGGGAGGAGAAATAATGATATGGGTATTCTTAATGATATAGTGTATGTTCCATCAGTTAGAACCAGTAAATATAATCTTGGAGCTTTGAAAGAATTATATTTAGATGTAAAGTCACAAATAATACCAAGAATTATCTTTAGAGGTGATAATTACACTGATCTTGATTCTTTCTTAAATGACTGGGGTCCAACACCATTATTTTTAGAAGTATCTCAGTATCTACTTGATATAGAATGTACTTTAAATAATTTTTTAAATGACAATAGTAACCATTATTTAAATAAATTTAATTTTTTTAAAGAAAAACGGAATCTTTTAGGCAATTTAATTCCAGTAATTAATGAAAACTCTCCAGATAAATTAAGGGATATTGTACAGTTTGGACTTAATGTTTCAAATAACTTTGATTTAGTTGGAATCTTTCTAGACATATCAACAAATTTTGATAAAAGTTTTAATATTTTAAATTCCTTACTAGCGGCTTTTTCTGACGAAGCCATTTCAAGAACTATATTAATAGTTGACACAGGAAAAATTGATAGCCTAAATCAAATTAATATAGATAATTTAAAAGAAGTATTCAAAATAGTTGAGAACTATAGTTTTTATTCAATTATTACTAGTAGCACATCTTATCCAGTAACTCGCCCTTCAGCTGGCGAGACAGCAACTCATACTTGCATTGATCCAATTTGGCAAAACAGATTTAATAATCAATTAAATAAAATTGGAAAAAGTCTTATATATGGTGATTATGCAGCAACTGATCCATCTGGTGAAGTTATTGAGTTTGACTTTGCAGTACATCCTATTCCTTATGCCACATATCTTTTAAAAGACTCTTTTGAATGGTTCACATTAAGAGAAGGAAAAGGTGGAGAGTACGAAAAATTTAGAATTATTGCCCAAAAAATTCGTAGTCAAAGTGGCTATCATGGAGATGATTTTTGTTATGCAACTCAGCAAATAAAAAGTATCGGGGAGAATGTAAGGAAAAAAGCGGGTAATCAGGCTTATTGGAATAAACTAAAAATCAATCAGCATATTAGCGCGATTATTAAATCGAATACTGATGGCTATCTCAGGGCTATTGGATTAAATCACAACGAAGAAGATAGTGATGATGACTAAGACTTTCGTTCTTTGAGTTTTTGTAAAAGATAAGGTTTTAATTTATTTACACTTGAATATTTCGATAAAATATCCCGAATTTCATTTTTTGTCATTCGGGATTTTACCTCTATAATATTATTTAAAGCTGCAAAGGCTAGTAACTCTTCCTTCCAAAGTAATCCTGATAAATCATAAAAATTTAATTTTGTGTTTTCAGCTGCATATCGAACGACAGTAATAGAACCAGAGTCATCAACTGCCAAAACTCCTATATGCTTGTCAGTAATATCTAAAGCGCGATGTAAATGCTTGCCATGGCTACAAAGCCATATTTCATCAAAAACATTATTATAAGCCATCATTTGAGATGTCCATCTCTTCAAGCTATCTTTCTGTGACTTGATTTCGAAACCAACTAAGCGACCATTTGCTAAGGCTAAATCTGCGCGAAATGAACAATCTACAGTAGACTCAGGATCTTTATTCCAAAAGCCGAGTTCATTAATTAAAATATCGTTTTGTTTGAGTTCAAATTTTTTATAAACCCAATTTCTTAGAGCTGTTCGAATATCATTTGGCCCTAAAATCTGATCTTTATCTAACATACTCAACCTCTTCAAAAGAGCTTAAATATCCCTACTTAAGCGATCCGAATTCTAGCAGATATCATTAAATTATCAATTGATCAACAGTAATAAAGAAATATTACCCGCCCACCACCACGGTGGGTTTTCTTTTGTCTATTAAAGCACAAAAATTAGGTATTTCTAATTTTATTAGGAATACCTATTGACTTAATAATTAGGTTTACCTAATATTTATCTCACAGACAACAAAAAAGCACACCGACCGCTAAATCTGATGTGCTTTTGCAAACTGCGAGATCAATTATGAACGTAAAAGCTTCTCCTTTCAACTCATTTGCATTTGTCAGCATGGCTGCACTTGCAATCTCTGGTGGTTCTTTAGTTGCTTGCCAATTGCAGCCAGCTTTCCAAACAAAAGAAGCACCTACTCTTTTTACTCCAAAAACTCAACCAAGTACTTACAGTGTCTTAACTGCAAAAATCACAGGTAAACATTCTGGCGTTGCTGTCATCAAATTAGATAGCTTCCGTTTAAACGTTAGCTTTGATTTTGAAGCTCATCCAGACAGCTACGGCGTTCCGGGTTCTGAATACACCGCTGTTGATATTACCCAACTCACAGTAAATGAAATTACTGATGTTAATGGTAAGTCATATAACGATTTCACCGAATTTGAAGACATCCGCAACATCAATGACCTTCTAAAAGGCTTCATCGAACGTAACAAGTTGGTGGAGGCTGAACATGTCTAATTTCAAAAAGCACCCTGACGGCTACAAGTCTTATTTGGGCCGTGATGATAAAGGTCTTTATTCCGTACGTATTAAGTGGGCTATCTATGCTGCAAACGCTAACGGCTCAGTACTTTACGAAATTAAAGATGGCGTTAAAAAGCCACTTAATGTTGAGCAATTTAAAGCTAAGGAACCAAAGATTTTCGCTTCTCTTATGCAAGTAATCGACTTCCAACGCAGAAAGCAGCTCGCAATAAAACTGCGTGAAACAAATATCCCTACTTATGACCGCAAGGCTTACAAGCAAAAACGCGGCTTCACCGGCTCTAGATGAGGATAAGAAAAATGACAGTTTTCTTCAAAAAGGCAGAACGCAAAAATGCGAAATTGCGCTTAGCTCTTGCTGGGCCTACTGGATCAGGTAAAACGTTCACGGCATTAGTATTAGCTAAAGGAATTGGAGGTCGTATTGCTGTTGCGGATACTGAAAATAGTAGTGCTGAACTATATGAAGATTTGGTGGAATTTGAACACGCCAATATTCAGCCTCCTTACACTCCTGAAAAGTTTATTGAAGTCATCAAAGCTGCTGAAAAAGCTAATTTTGATACCTTAATTTTAGACAGCATCACGCATGAATGGTCTGGTGTAGGTGGATGTTTAGAGATTGTTGATCAATTAACTTCTTCTACATTCAAAGGTAATTCTTGGGGTGCATGGAGCCAAGTAACTCCACGCCACCGTAAATTTATTGATGCAATGCTTCAGTCAAGCATAAATATCATTGTGACCATGCGCTCAAAGATGGAAACCATTCAAACCAACGATAACGGCAAAAAGAAAGTCGAAAAAGTGGGAATGAAGGCTGAACAGCGTGATGGCATTGAATATGAATTTACGACTGTTCTTGATTTAACTCATGACAATATTGCTGTCGCAACAAAGGACCGATCCCGTTTATTTCTAGATCCTCGCCAGTTAGGTGAACACGACGGTGTTTTACTAAAACAATGGCTGCTTTCTGGATCTGCAAATGCCTGTATTAATGGAAATCAATATTTAGAACTTGAGCATTTAATGTTGCAAGCGGGAATTGATATTGGAAATTACTGTGCAAAACGCGGTCTAAATAGCCTGCATGATGTAAAACAGCAAATTTATGAAGAGACTTGTGAAAGCATTAAAAAAATCATTCAACGTAATCATCTCGCTCAACAAGAGAACGAGCAACAACTCATCAAGCAGCAAGAACAGACTTTAGAAAATGAGTATCAACTTGCTTTAAAACACATCGAGTCTGCAATTCGTCTAAGTGACTTAGATTACCCAGCTAATTACTTCAAGGGAACTAAGTATGAACAAAACATTTTAAACGCCTGTACAGCTAAATCAGATATGGAAGGATGGTCAGCATGAATAATCTAATCACTGCAGCTGAAGCATTTGCAGCTCTTCAAAAAGGTAAAACAGTACTTTGTCGTCCAGCTGGAGACATGTTGGACTTTGCCGATTTAGATCAATTCCCCGCTTCTGTTTTTGGCAAACCGGGTTTTGAATTCTGCATCAAAATCGAAACTATTGAACTGGCTGGCATTACATTCACAAAGCCATTAACTATTGATGAATATGAGGAAGGACAGGATGTTTTTGTAATTACTACATATTCGCCTTCTATTTACGTCGTGAATTTTAGAACCACCGCATTAATTGAATCTATTAATAGCGGCTTTGTTCAACGTGATGCAGAAAACGCCAAGCTTCAATTAAAAGCACTATCTAAAGCGTTAGGTTTTGAAGTTAGTGACGATTTTAGTGTTATTCGCCTAGGTGACGAACCAAAGAAACAGCGTGCTAAGAAATCAAAAGGTGCACAGACAGTAGTTGTAGAAAAGACTTCTGAAATTGTTGATGAAGTTAAACAACCTACAATTGTTATTACTGAGCAAACAAATGTAACTACTTCTGAAGACTCATTGGTGCAATCCGAAGATATTTCAGAAAATATAGGATCAGCTTTAGATAGTGCGATTGTGATTACAGAACAACCTTATGTGTCTTCACCTGAAGATTTTTTAACTCAGCCTACACCTGAGCAAGAAAAAAACAATGAGTATCAGCAAACCCTAGATACTCTTCTACAGCGTGTAAAAGAGTCAAAAACACCTGCAGAAGTAAATGCGGTTTATCGTTATCCCCGCACATGGGATGACGAACAAATGAAGCCTATCCTTCTCGCCACTCACAAACGTCTTGAAGAGCTAGAAAAAGAAAAGGCATCTGCTAATGAGCCACCCTCTTTAATGGTTCAAATCCAAACTGCACCAGACCTTACAACGCTAGATGCTTTGGAAATAGACGTGGCTGCACGAGATCCGCAGATTCAACCGAAGCTAATGGGGTATGTGAGAAAACGCCGCTATGAATTAGAGAATCCTACACCTACTCAACAAGAATCTACCCCTGATTATTTATTAGTGGACGGTTTCTAACATGAAAGATCAGTACAAGAAAGTGAGCCAAAAACACATGCTTGGTTTTATGTACTACTTGCAATTGCTGGGCTACGTAATAGTCCGGCAAGGCATGGACCAAGCAATGTTTCTAACAAAGCATTATGCGGTACCAGTTGCTTGGCGGCGCATAACGATCGACTATCACAACCGATTAAATAAACCTGCCCAGCAGCTTTATAGAGAGTTTGTTGAGTGGACTAAAGAAGAATATTTGAGGGCTTAAAAATGGAAGTAAGAATTAAATCTGTAAATGGCTCAAGTCCTTTACCAGCAAATTTACAAATGGATGTTGTTTATAAAGCTGTTCGCATAGATGCCAATCGAATGAAAGTAACTTGTGATGATGGTCAAGTGATTACAACAAGCATTTCAAAATCTGGTTATTTGGGCGATTGGGGTGAATGGGAAATTTTAAGTGAGGATTCTCAACAATGAGCAAAGTTATTGGTGAAGTTAATTTGAGCCCTAGCCGTATTGAAGGTACTCCGGATCAGGTGGCTCTTCATATTTTTGAAGAAATCATTTGTCCAAGTACTGAGGAGCTTATCAAAAACAATCCGGAAGCTGCAAAAGTTTTTGCATATCACATTTTTGGTTTAGC